CGTCTTTAAAATACCTGTGGTCTTTAATATTATTAAACAACGTATGTCTGTTTTCAAATGACTGTTCAATAAATTTTTTCATTTTTTGCTTGGCCGATACATTTCCTTTAATTGTATCTGGGTCCTCTATCAACATTCTACAAGTATCTTTATTGAATTTTTGTGGTAATCCTGATAAAAATATATAAGAATTCCACCCTTTAAATTGTTTACGTACGTTTTTATTTGCTACGACATTAAATTTTTTATCAAACGCATCTTCCCAAGACTTAAGTTCCTTCTTATATTTTTTTTGTTTATCTTTAAATTCTCCTGAAAAAAGCATTTTTTTAAATTCAGCATTTCGTTTTTTATATAATTCATTTTTATCAGAACAATCATCTTTAATACTTTCGTATCCTTTTTGGATTGTATTTTTTATTTTATTGTATGCTGATTTTTTTAATTCTGAAACATGTTCCATATCTTTACTACTATTTTTATTTTTAAACTTAACAGCATGGTCCAAATGTTCCATAACCAAATCACTAGCCGGTTTAAATAAGTTGTCGGCGGTTGTTTTACCATCATCGAAATCATTTCGAGCTGTAAATCGCCTTTGTTTACTTATTTCACATATATCCTGTGATTCAATAAGTCCTTCTCTTATTGTTGGTGAAATATTAAATCTTTTAAGTAAAACTCTTATAAATATAAATAATAAAGCTATACTCAATAGGTAGAATAATAAATTACTTCCCAACTTTTTTTTATTAATAAACATTATATATATATATAATTCATATATTTTATTCTATTTTTATGATTGTTTCCTCTTTTTGATATAGTAGGTATTTAATTATATTTTTAACCGTTGTTTGTGAAATGCGCCTTTTTCCTCCACTTTTTGTAGTAAATTCTAAATTATCTAAACAATGTTTATCTTTTTTTATACTTTCTAATAAATGATAAAGCGAATTAAACTTATTCATCACTATTTTTGATGTTTTACTGCTTATACCGGGTATCTGACTTAAAATAATTTCGCCCACATTGTCAGGTCTTATATTATTTTTCTTTACTTTATGAACAACGTCTGTATAAGATTTTTGATTTTGTTTATCATTCACTTTTTGTTCTTCGCCTCTATTTTTAAAATAATTATCTCTTCTTTTATCTTTTAAAAGTTTATTTGCCGCTCGTAATATAAACTCAGCAGTTTCAACCACGTCTCGTGTTTTGTGTAAACAAAATCCCTTAAAATATTGTATACAAAACATTGTAACATGTAAAGTTGATGCTGGTATTTTATTATATTTCCCAGAATAACGATGAATATCACCTTCAACTATAAAATAAATATTATGATTATGAACGTTGCTGTTTTCCAATCGAAAACTTTGTTCAGAATATCTACCATCTCTTAATGACGCTGCTAAATCATTCAATGTTTTCCTTTCAATAATAATTTTTTCATCTCCCTTTTTATCACAAATAATAATATCACCAATGGGTAAATTTTCCACGTTAATTTCAATATCAAACTTGTAATCAGAATTTAAGGACTGTATTATTGGTATTAAGTTTTTTTCTCTGTAATCTATTTTTATCATCGGGTAACTTATATAAAATCAAAGCTTTAATATATTTACAATAAAGGTTATAAAGATTTAATATATTTACAATAAAAGTTATTAAAGCTTTTATTATGAATAAATAATATAATGGAAAAGGTATCTCCAAAAATGGCCGCAGCTATGGGTGTTGGATTTTTTGGTTTTATAATGGCAGCTTACAGTTATAACAAATATCACACACCAGATTATGTTGAAGAAATGCAGCAAAATGTTAACAATGAAGATACGAATGATACAATCGAGAAGCCAAATATAAAACAAGACGTTACAGAAGCAATCAAATCAAAGGCGAACGAAATTACCAAAAAAATTAAGGAAGCATCTGGTGTTCATTGGGGCGAGTTCTGGAAAACTGAATATAATAATATGAATGATGATGATAATGTAAAAATACCAGAAGAAAATAACGTTCCAATCGCTAAACCCGTTTAAATAATATATAAAATCAAATTAAATAAATCTCTATTTATTTAATTATCATGTCTACACAAAAACTAGATGATGTTATTGAAACAGAAGAAGAATTGATATTTAATCCTTTTAATCCTCTTAATAAAGAAGTACCTATGCGTTTTGTATGCGATATTTTAAAGAAATATGGCGTACCAGATAAAGTTCACAATATGAATTTATATAAAAGATCATTTGTCCATAAATCTTATTGTAAAAAATCAAAGGAAGAAAATCTTTTAAATAATATAACCATTGCTGAACAGCCTAACGATTGTATCTCACTTAAAACAAAATCAAATGAAAGATTGGAATTTCTTGGCGACGGTGTACTGGAATGTATTACAAAATACTATTTGTATAGAAGATTTCCTAAGGAAAATGAAGGTTTCATGACTACAAAGAAAATTGCTCTTGTTAAAAATGAAACAATTGGAAGAATGGCTTATGAAATGGGATTGAATAAATACTATGTTCTTTCGAAAAATGCCGAAGAAAAAAAGACAAGAACAAATCTAAAGAAATTGGGATGTTTGTTTGAAGCTTTTTTGGGTGCGCTTTTTCTAGATTTTAATAAAATTTCAATACACGATGATGATAAATGGTTTGATAATGTGTTTGTTACTGGTCCGGGGTTTCAAATTGCTCAAATTTTCGTAGAAAATATTTTTGAAAATCATGTAAACTGGACAGAACTTATCAATACCAACGATAATTATAAAAATCTTTTACAGGTCCAACTTCAACAAAATTTTAAAGTAACGCCTATTTATAAAGAAATTTCAGACTGGGATGAAGAACATGGATACCATATGGGTGTTTATTTGGCTATTAACTATCAGTCTCATGAAATTATACATAATAAAGTTATTTCAATTGACCATTTCATGTCCGAACATAAAATTGCTATGAATATGCTTGTAAGTAGTAATGATATTACTAATCCAACGAAAATACAAAAAATTAAATTATACTACGACAATAAATGTGAAACAAGCGAACAAGTAAAACTTATTGTATTTTTAAGTGAATCTAAACATAAAATAAAAAAGAAAGCAGAACAGACCGCTTGTAAGTTGGCTTATCATAATTTAACAAATAACTAACTCACCAACCAGCATATGTTATTTCCATTGTAGAAATATCATTTTCTCGGAAAAATTTCAGAACATCTCGACGTGTTCTTAACTCAAAATCACGTGGTAAATTATTTTCAACCCAATGTGTTAATAAAATACGTCTTTCGTTTGAACGTACCTTTGATATAATATTTTCTGGATATTCTTTCAAATATTCATGTGGATACTTCGCAATATAATACCTATACAACAAGTGTTTTTTTATAAATCTTAAATAACGTCGGTAATTATCCATATCATATTGTAAATGACGCGGGTATTCAAACTGGTCATCTCGTAGTCTATGTTTTTTGTAAGTTTTTTGTAAAAATTTTATTTTATTTAAATATAATTTTTTTATTTCATTATTAGAATACTTATTTACACGACAAGAGTCAATTAAACTTCTTAGTGATACATATTTATTTATATGTTCTTTTACAACGTCTTCTGGTATAGGTGTTTTCGTGAGTAATTCAATAAGAACCATTTTCTATTATGATTTTTAATAGAAATTAATTTATTCAATTTAATTAATTTTAATAGAATGGCAGATTTTAGGTGATACCTTTTTATATTCAACATTTTCCTTGAACACTATTTTATTTCTTGGTATTTTTATTGTTAGAATTTTTCTTTTGCTTTTTCTTTTGCATTTTTTATTCATTCTTTCACCTTTTCCTAATCTGGGATATTTTCTTTCCATAAATTATTTATAAATAAAACAATATAATATTTTTTTATATTATATTTTTATAAAGTATAATGGAATCATTATATAAATTATTACAAAAACAAGAACCCTTAAAACAAAAAAAATTTAAGACAACAACCAAAAAATTAATTGAACGAGCTACGATGAAACCAAGCGTGGATGCTGGTACTGATGCTGGTACTGATGCTGGTGCTGGTGCTGATGTTGGTGCTGATGCTGGTACTGATGCTGGTACTGATGCTGGTGCTGATGCTGGTAGTAAAAAAGGTATCGCAAAAAAAATAAACATAACAAAAAGTACAGATGAATTTAATATTGAAAATTATATGGCAAAACTTAGACAGAAAAATTTACGAGTTTTTAAAAGTAAAAAGAATCAGCAAAAAGACGGCAGTAATAAGTTACAAAGAAAGGTTGACGAACTTGAAAAAATCATCGAAAAAAGAGAAAAAGATCTTGAGCAAGAAAAAAAAGAAGATGTAAACGATGGGGAAAGTAAAACCGCCAGAAAAACACGTAAAAGAACAAGACCAGTTGTTGCTCCTTCATTTGACCCCGAAGTTTTAATTGAAACAGATACATCTAGATTACAATTGGTCGAGATTAATGGTGAACCTATATTATCAAGATTCCCTGAAAAAATGTCGCATATTAATTTAAAATCTTCACAATACCATCTCAACAATAGAGAAACATTTTTAAATTTTATAAATACTGTTTTCGCACCATATCGCATAGAATCACAAAAAGACGATGATAGTGTTTCATGTAAAAATATAAACGATACTAAGAAAAGTGGGAAATTCTCTCTTTTACTTCACCAGAAATTAGTGAGAGACTATCTTAATATTAATACACCGTACCGTGGATTATTTCTTTATTTCGGATTGGGTGCCGGTAAAACATGTTCTTCGATTGCTATAGCAGAAGGTTTGAAAGACTTTAATAAAATTATTATTATGACACCTGCATCTCTACAACAAAATTACATAAATGAAATAAAATTTTGTGGCGATTTTATTTTTAAAAAAAACCAGAGATGGGATTTTATTAAAGCAGACGGTAATGTCCATATCATAGAAGCTTTGTCTCATTTTTTGGGAATTCCAAAAGATTATGTTGAGAAGAAAAACGGTGCTTGGTTGATTGATGTAAGGAAAGAATCTAATTTTTTAAATGACTTAACAAATGATGAACAAAAAGAAATAGAAAAACAAATAGATATTATGATCAGAAATAAATATCATTTTATCAATTACAATGGATTACGTAAAGAAAGATTTGAACAAATGGAACGAGATGGTGAAGCAAAGGGTGGCAACTTTTTCAATGATACTGTTGTTATTATAGACGAGGCTCATAATTTTGTTAGTCGTATTGTTAATAAATTAAATCAGGGTGGTGTTATAAATACAGATGGTACCGTTGGTGGGAGAAAGAAAAATGCCGCATCCGACTCCATTTCAATGAAATTATATCACTATTTAATGGATGCTGACAACTGTAGAATTGTATTTTTAACGGGTACACCTGTTATTAATTATCCCAATGAAATTGCTGTATTTTTTAATATGTTGCGCGGTTATATTAAAACGTATACTCTTAAATTACAAAGAAATTCTAAATCTCGCATTAAAAAATTAAACTTACCTGTTATTAAAAAAATGTTAAAGGGTAACAACATAGATTACATTGATTTTAAACCCTCTACCAATACTCTTACCATTACAAAAAATCCATTCAATTTTACAAATAAATATAGAGATAAGGAATATATTGGCGTTGAAGTTAAAAAAGAAAGCAGTGATATTGATTTTTTAAAAAAAATCATTAAATCTCTTAGTAGATTTAAGATTAAAGTGGAAACTCCGATTAAACGACCCGAAAAATTCAAATGCTTACCAGATAACATAGATAACTTCACTAATTTATTTATCAATCAAAAAACAAATAAGTTGAAAAACACAGTTATGCTCCAAAAAAGAATTCTAGGATTAACATCATATTTTAAAAGTGCGGATGAAAAACTATTACCAAAATTCGATAAAATAGAAGACGTTGTTGAGATTAGAGTTGAAATGAGTTCTTATCAATTAGGTATTTATGAAAAGGCAAGGGTCGCCGAAAGAAAAGAAGAGAAAAGAAACGCTGTTAATTTAAAAGGAAATAAAGTGGCAAATCTTTACTCGGAATCAACATCCACTTATCGTATATTTTCAAGAGCCTTTTGTAATTTTGTTTTTCCATCTGAGATAAGAAGACCTATGCCAAACGATAAAATATTGGAAGATACTGGTGAAGCGGGAGGAGATGCGGGCGCGGGAGCAGGTGAAACAGGAGCAGTTGAAGTAGAACTATTGGATACCGGGGGTGGAGAAAGTAAAAAAAATACTTTTAAAGTAAAAGATTTTAATAAAGACGCTGTTCATTTTTTCAATGAGGGTGGCATTGAAAGTGACGTTAAATTAATAGATGCTGATGATTCAAAACAACCAGATAGAGCTAGTAAAGCGGCTCTTTATTTAGAACGCATACAATTTGCTTTACAAAAGTTAGCCACAAATGGTGAAACATATTTAAGCGGTGACGGGTTACAACAATTGTCTCCAAAATTTCATAAAGTAATTGATATCATCAATGATGTTGAAAATAGAGGTACACATTTAATATATTCTAATTTCAGAACTATTGAAGGTATTGGTATTTTAAAACTTGTTTTGGAAGCAAACGGCTTTGTTCAGCTTAAAATTGGCAAAAATAAAACATCTTCAAATAAAGCGATTTATCCCGAAATACCCATTAATGAATACGTCATTACAAATTTAGAAGAAGTTAGAGCTAATGATTCTTTTGCCCTGTTTACAGGAACTGAAACTGTCGAAGTAAAAGACATAACTCGTTTAATTTTCAATAGCCAGTGGGATAAACTTAATCCTTTTATTAAAGTTCAACTCAATACAATACATAGTAATAACTATTATGGTGAAATAGCAAAATGTTTTATGATTACCAGTGCTGGTGCCGAGGGAATCACCTTAAAAAATACAAGATATGTTCATTTAATCGAGCCTTACTGGCATCCTGTTAGAAAACAACAGGTAATTGGTCGCGCTGTTAGAATTTGTAGTCATGAAGATTTACCAGAACGGGATAGAAATGTCAAGGTTTTTAAATACTTAGCCGTACTTAGCGATAAGCAAATTTATGGAGATCCAAAATCATCTGACCCAAAAGATAAAGACCCCATGATATCTACTGAAATGCGTCTTAAGGATGTTAGCAAAATAGATAAGAAAACAGTATTGACCAGTGACCAAGCCCTTGATGAAATTTCAGGTATTAAAGAAAGTATTAACGAGGAAATTTTGTTTGCTATTAAATCTACTTCAATTGATTGTAAAATACATAACAAACCCGGAAGTCCTGAATATGCTCAATGTTTTTCTGTAACATCTGCTAAAGCAGATAAATTCTTATATAAACCTTCTTACGATAAAGATGAAAAGGATGATGCACGACAAATTAATGTTCGTAAAGTAGAGAGTAAGGGTGAAATAGAAATGAATATTCCCGGAATGGGTAAAGTTATGGTTGACGCATCATATAAAAAAACCAAAACAGGTTTTATATATGATTGGGAGGACTATAAGGCGTCTAATATTAAAAGGAAAATAGGTAAACTTGAACCCCATCCTACCAAAAAAGGTAAGACCGTGATTAAAAAATATAAAAATTGATTTTAAATATTTAAGTTTTTAAAATATTTAAAATAGTACTTCATGTGTGAAATAAATAGTCCAAGTCAAAATATTGGCTGGATTTATTGTTTAACTAACCCATGTATGCCCGGGTTAGTCAAAGTTGGAATGACTAAATCTCAAAAAAGATTACCCAGTATTCGCGCTAGTGAGTTATTTACTACGGGTGTCCCAGTCCCTTTTATTGTTGCTCTAGAAAAAATGGTAATTAACCCTGTGGAGAAAGAAACTTCATTACACAATTTACTTTCAAAATATTCGGAGCGTATTAATAATGGTAGAGAATTCTTTAAAACTCCTGTTGAAACAGTTAAAGATTTCTTCGATTTAATAGATGGCGTTGAGAAGAAAATTGTAACATCCAAAACTCAAATAACAGAAAGTAAAACTATAGAATTTGAATTGGCTACTGAATGTGATGTTGTAAAAAAATATTGGTCAAATTATCCTGAACAAAAACAACAGCTAATTGAATGGAAGATAGAGTACAATAAAAAAGCACGTAATCCCGATATAAACGGAAAAAGAAATACACCTTCCACAACGGCTGAAAGTGGTTCGCTGGAATTAAAAGCAGCCAATCTTAGACAAAGAATTCGCGCCAGACAAGCTACTCCAAAATGTTGGCCTCAAAAAGAGGATGACCTCCAAACCACGCAGTATAAAGAAAATATGATTGCTAAAATCGTTGGTGGAAGATGGTTTGATAGAAATTAAATAGACTCATCTACAATACTATCGTTTACAATATTATCATCAACTACATCATTGGTTTTACTTTCTTCTATAACATATTCTACCTCTCTTGCTATTTCATTATTTTTTCCCTTCCAGTTATCGTCTTTTACTTCTTGGTTTGATATCATNTCCATTATTTTTAACTGATTTATAATTATGTCCGATAAATACTGTTCTAATTTATCTACTCTTTGATTTAAATCAATAACATCTGTCTGTTGTCTTGCCGCAATTATATCGCTGTCTTTGCTTTTTACCTTCATGCTACTGAATACAGAGCTTAGATTAATACTTTCCTTTTTTGTTTCATTTTCACCTTTTTCTCTTTTTTCTATCTCATTTATTATGTCTCGTTTACTTAAATACATATCTCCTTCTTTTGTTTTATTTCCGTTTAGCGATTCATTCTTTTGTTTAAAAAATTCGTTCATTTGTTTTTCTCTCATTGAATCTGTATTTATAACTGTAACATTGCTTTCCGGGCTATTTTTTAGAATTTTTTGCTTTAAACTACTTTTAAACTTTACCTTTTTAACCGGTTTTTTATTTTTTTCATTAAGAACCATTTCAACATTATTTTTGACACTATCCGTATATTCGGGTTCGTCATTATATATTTTTAGTTTTGGGACTCCACCCGAATTTAACCATTTTAATGAGTCACCCTGTTCATATTGCTGTGTAATATTATTTAATTCTGATTCACGTTTTTCCATTGTCATCGATAACATATTACCCATGTCCATTATGGGAGCGTCCGCTTGTTCTGTAAAATCAATATCGTCGGGTGTAGATTTATTTATCATTTTCTTAAAATTTTTCTCATGTTCTTTATAACGTTTCCCTATAGACATTGTTTTTACCACCTTTTTATTTCCAAATTGTTCATAATCTCTAAACATTAATAGCTTGTTATCATTTGATGCTGATTTCAAAAATTTAAAACTTTCAGAAATGATTTGTTTATTTACTTCGCTTAAACCATCGTAATCAAATCTTTTAGAATGGTAATACTTACATTTATTTTCAAAAAATTCTTTAAATCCCGCAACATCAGTAACCTGTAATTCATTTTCTGATACCAAACCCTTTAAAACATCCCATAACATATGCTTATTACTATCGGCTATGACAGACATTGATTAATATATAAATAATAATTTAATATTTATATAAATTTTACGATATAGTTATTATTTTTAAATGATTGTTGATAAATGGAATTTTGAAGCCATGATATTCTATGGATATTGTTTGTCCATCGGATAATTCTCTCCATAATCTGTTTACATCACTGTCTGTAAAAAATTTATTATCCAAATCAAACTCTTCGTTATCGGTATCCATTATTATATTTTTATCGCTAAATGCTCCCGAACTTTTAAACTTAGTTTTCACCTTAATTGTTTTTTGTTTTTTTTTAAATAAATAAGAATATTCTAAAAATAAAAATAACATTGCTTTGGATAATAAAAATAAACCAAAGAATATGTATCTTCTAGATATTTTAAACATTTTATAAAATATTACGATATTATTAATTTTTATTGAAATATTTATTCCTTAAACGTATAACTTTTTTATCTAATATTCTTTTATTAAAAAAATCGAAAGGTCTATCTTTCAAAAGTTCAACAATAAAATATAAACAATACATACCACATTCACTTTCACTATACTGGTGACGAATCTTATTACTTATATATTTATATCTCTTTCCAAATTTCCCCGACTGTTTTTGTATTTCCCAACCCAATTTTCTTAGTTGTTTGGGTGCTGGATCGCCATAACTATCAAAGTAATATATTTCTCCTAAATTACAATTTACAAACATGGCCACCCAATGTGAACCACCCCTATTATGTTCATCTAGGTTAAATATAATACCTATTTTCTTTTTCCCTCGTTCAATTGTTTTTTTTAAATCAAACTCACATAAATCTTCCCATACGCATTCTCCATGTGAAATATGGGCGTCATAGTCTATTGGACTTGGCCCTAAAAATTCAAACAATGATATGCGTTTTCGTATTGTTTCATAAATTGTAATATTTCGATACTCGATAACCATTCTTGAGGATTTTTTTTCCATTCCTTAGGCTGGTTTGGAGAGAAAATATTTTGTAAATCGTTATTTTCTAAGTCACCCTTAAATAATTTATTTTTTATCCAGCATGATTCTTTTCCACATGTACTTTTCATGTAAATAGCTAATGTTTCCCAGATTTCTTTTACATCATTTGTAATTATCTTAGAATCAGGATGCTTAATATTCCAAATATCTCGCATTTTCAAAAGTATTTGCGGTGTATAACATGAAAAATCCAAGTCTTCCCCCTTTTTCTTCGGAGCACATTTATCTTTACTAATGTTTTTTAAAGTATATTCTTTTGTGGCTTTTTTATTTTTATTCTTATTTTTCTGCTTATTCTTATTTTTATTCTTATTTTTATGCTTATTCTTATTTTTATGCTTATTTTTATGCTTATTTTTATGCTTATTGCCACCTCTTTTTACTAGGATTTTTTTTGTTTTTCTTTT